TACAGACGCACTGATTTTCATCCGTACCGCACCAACAGTCCTCCGCCGAGCATTAGCCGCGCCGAGCTGCACAATTTGCGAGACGGGCTCCCGGTCCACTATGTGACGCTACCAAAAACCGATGCAAATTGACCAACCGACCCTTCGACAATTGATTGCCGCCGACCAGCAAGCTGCCGCAGCTCTGGCCGAGGGCCGGTATGGGGACTGCGCAATTCGGTGCTGCGAGATCGCACCGAGAGTCCCGCGATCGCTGCCGCTGTCCTTCATGGGGATCATCGCTGTCTATCGCGACAATCTGGCGATGGGCGGAGAGGTCATTGCCGCGCTGCAAACGGTCGCTTACGTCAACCCGATCATCGGGCTCATGGTCTCGTTTATGACCCGCGAAGCCGCCGAGGATGCCAGGCCAGACTTTGGCGACCCGAGCATCCGTGCTGCTTTAACAGCACCGCAACCGCATGGACTGGGACTCACACCTCAGCAAGCTGCTCCGCTGCTAGCCGCTGGCCAGCAGCCCGACACAATCACAGGACGAGACATTGAGCTTCTAGCTAGCGAGGAAATCTAAGTAATGCCATCCCTGGTCACGAAAACCACGCCCGACTACACCACGCTCATCACGCCCCAAATCGTGGCAACGGGAAACATTGTCGCCGCTTCGACGACGCTCGATTTGAAAAATGTCCCAGGGGCTTGGGTCGTCGGTTTTATGGGCCGTGGAAGCAGTGGCACCCCAACCCGCGCAGGATACTTCGCGATCAGACCGACGGACAACAACACGGAAATTGTCCCCTCGACGATTTTCGACATGGTCGGCCAAGGCCCAACGACGGCCGCTTTGCTCGGGGCGCTCACTGCTGATGTGTCCACCTCGGCAAACACAATCGCTATCGCCTCGACTAACTTTGCTATCGGCGACACCGTCTGCATTTTTAACTCTGGCGGAACGCTGATCCAGTGGAACCGCATCGCTTCAGGTGCGACAACCTCCTGGACGCTCGAGCGAAATCACCGCGTTCTTAATCTCAATACCAACTCGGTAACCAACCTCGCCGATGTCCGCCGAGTGTGGATCCCTGGCGGTGACATTTACGAGTGTCAATTCGTCAACTACTCGTCGATTCCATACGTCGTGCAGCTAATGGCCGTCGTCGACAAGGGAGAGACCATCACCTAATGCTCGCGCACTACGGGCCGGAATGGGAACGTCTCGCAAGCCGAATGGTTGACCGGTGGACACCGTCGTTCACGGGCAACACCGGATTGCAATTGCCGGACACGATGGGCAGGGATCATGGGACGTTGACCAACTTTGCGAACAACGGCAATGATGCGTATGTTACGAGCCCCGATAGGCTGGCAGTGAATTTCAATGGATCTAACAATTCGGTCCAGATTTCGGCGACCTATTCCGCATTGATCTCCAGCAAGATTTTTTCATTGTCTTTCTGGCTGCGAACGAGCGCAACAAATACCAATGCTTACCCGTTCGCACTCGGCAATTCCGCAAGCGACTTTGCGACTTGCGCATTCCGAATGAGCACGACCGGAGCAGGGACGATTGCTCTTTTTTTTCGAGATAATGCTGGAAATTTCGTGATTCCTGGAGACGCCACTGTAGTCAATGATGGCCAATGGAATCACGTTGTAGCGACGTGCAACGGATCAACCGCTCAACTTTACGTGAATGGCAGAGCATCCGGGTCGGCGGCGTCTATTGCATCGCTCGGTGCAAGCACAGCGAACCGTGTAACAATCGGAGCCCTGGGTCGGGTTTCGGTTGTGGCGTTCTATTCCGGATTGGTCGACGACGCAATAATTTTAAATGCTGGGCTTACACCTCCCGAGGTGCTTTTTCTCTACGACCAAGGCCGGGGCGGTGGACTGTTGCTACAGCCACCGAGACGACGCAGTGTCGCGGCGGTCATCGCCGCTTTAGTGCTTGCTTGCGAGACAGGCAACTACAGTCTGACGGGTCAAGCAGCAGGCTTGTTCGCGAGTCGCTTGCTCGCTGCCGATCAAGCTCAATTCTTGCTCTCCGGCAACGCGGCCAACATTACCGCAAGCCGCCTGCTTTCAGCCGATCCTGCATCGTACACGGCGACCGGCGGTGATGCTGCGACGATCTGCGCAAGACTGCTCGACGGCGGAGCTGCGGCTTACGCTCTAACTGGAACCGATGCTGGACTGATCGCGAATCGAAAGCTTACGGCGGACCAAGCGGTCTGTTTCTTAGCTGGTAACAATGCCGAGCTGCTTCGATCGCTCAAGCTCAATGCTGGCTCGATGGCACTGCAACTCGACAACTTTGCCGCGTCGCTGTTAGCCGATCGCAAGATCTCCGCCGACAGTGCCCAGTACATCCTAGTCGTCTCCGATGCAAATCTCACCGGCTCTGCGTCTGGAGTCGCCCCCTACTACTACCTGTTCATGATGCGAGGACCTCAGTAAATGGCCGCCTTCAATAAATTCAACGCCTTTACCAAAGACGTCGGCGAAGCGAAACACAACCTCGCGAGCCATCAGATCCGAGTCGCTTTGACCAACACCGCACCAGTCGCTGGAAATTCGGTGCTCACTGATCTGACTGAGATCTCGTACACCAATTGCAGTTCGCGTTTGGTCACGACGACCAGCAGCACTCAGACAGCAGGCGTTTACAAGCTTGTGTTGGCCGACCTCGTGCTCACTGCCTCCGGCGGATCGGTTGGACCGTTCCGCTATGTAGTGATCTACAACGACACGCAGACGAGCCCGGCCAAGCCGCTCATTGGCTGGTACGACTACGGATCGAGCATCACCCTCGGGTCGGGCGAAACGCTCACCATCGATTTCGACCAGGTCAATGGTTTGCTGACCATCACCTAATTGCCTTTGTAGGATCCAACCATGTACCGCAACACCGCAGGAACTCTGAAAGTATTCGCTTTTAACCGGACAACCAATGCTCCGGTCACTGGCGGTGCTGCGCAAATCACTTGCCGAGTCTCTCTCGACGGCGGTGCTCGTGCTGCCCTGGCCGATACCAATCCGACCGAGATGGAGGACGGCTATTACCTTTTTGATGTCACCGCGGGCGAGACCAACGGCATTACCGCAGACTTCTTTCCCGAGTCCGCAACATCTGGCGTCCAAGTGATCCCAGTCGAGCATTCTCGCTACCTGTCGCTTGAGAACGAGATCGCCGCCAAAACCAACACGATTCAATCGGGCAAGGTCTCTTATGCTGGCCCAGTCACCGCCAAAGGCACCGTCGATCAGATCGTCATTGGCGATGATTACCTCACGGCTCATGGAACGGCATTCGTCTGGACGATCTCCGCGATCCCAGGCATGTCGGCCGGTGCTGTCACGGTCCACTTCGGTGGCACCAACGGGACTCACCCATTCGCTGTCACTGGCACTGCTGCGGACATCGGATCGGGGAAATGGTCGCTCACTTGCGAGATGCCCAAGGCGACCTCGGGCGCACTGGTGCCCGGAGAGTACCGGTACTCGGTGGCTGTCCACAATGCTGCCGGCGTCGAACTGACGCGAGTCTACTACGATGATCCGTTCGTCGCTGTGGAGAAGTTCACGCCATGAATGTGACCTTCAAAGTCCGCGAAGCATTCTTTGATCGCCCGAAGGTTATTGCCTCGCTGAAAAAAGCGAAACGCAAAGTCTTGTCCAAAGCCGGTGCGTTTGTGCGCAAGCGAGCTCGCTCGTCGATGCGTCGCCGAAAGTCCGCTTCGGCACCTAGTTCTCCACCGTCGGCTCACTCGCCCAACACGCACTCGCTCAAGACGATCCTGTTCGCCTATCAGCCCCAAAGCGAATCGACAATCGTCGGCCCAGTGCAATTGAACCAGGTCAACTTCACGATCGAGTCAGTCACGAGCACCGTGGCCGGTCTCCATGAACGGGGCGAGACTGCGATCATTCGCGAGTACCGATACGCCTCGATCGAGGGAGAGGGCGAGCCTGCCAACTGGCGACGGGTCGACGGCCGTCGGAGGTATGACGAGCGGCCTGGGTATCGATTCGAGACTCGCCGTCGTCGAGCTCGGTACCCCAAGCGGCCCTTCATGCGTCCTGCGCTCGAGGCCGAAGCCCCCAATTTCCCCGAGCTGTTCAAAAACTCGATCGCAGCGGTGAGGTAACACATGGCAAGTAACATCAAGGCCGGTCAAGCTTACGTCGAGATCGCCACCAAACAGGGGTCGTTCGATAAAGGAATGGCCCAAGTCCAAGCTGCGATGGCACGGCTCAAAGGCGTCGCGACGACCATGGGCACCGGAATCGGAAAAGGATTCGCTGGTGCCCAAGGTGCATTGTCCGGCTTTTCCAAGAGCGTACTCAGCCTCCCGGCTGCGATCGCTGGCTCGGTCGCTGTGACTGGCTTGGTCGCACTGGCGAAGAATTTCGCCGACGCTGGGTCCGCAGTCGATGACATGGCCCAGCGAACTGGCATGAGTGCCGAAGCGGTGTCCTCGCTCGGCTACGCTGCGAAGCTCTCCGGTACCGATGTCGGAACGCTCGAAAAGGGTGTCCGCAAGATGCAAATGGGCATCGCCGACGCAGCCGCTGGCGTGCCTGGTGCAGTGGATAAATTCAACGCTTTGGGCTTGAGTGTCGATGACCTTGCAAAAATGTCGCCCGACGAGCAATTCATCGCGATCGCCGACAAACTGTCACTGATCCAGGATCCGGCGTTGAAAAGTGCTGCGGCCATGGAGTACTTCGGCAAAGCGGGTGCGGACCTGGTTCCCATGCTTTCCGGAGGTGCCGAAGAAATTCGCAAGCTCCAACAGGATGCAGCGGACCTTGGGCAAACGATGTCCGGTGAGGATGCAGCCGCTGCCGCTAAACTTGGCGATGTGTTTGATCGATTGCTCGGCGTGATCGGTGGATTGCAAACCCGAATCGGTTCGGCCCTCGCGCCGCTGCTTACCGCAGTCGGCGAACGGATCATCAGTGTGGTCTCGAACGTCAGCAAGTTCATCGGCAAAAATCAAGAGTTGATCGTGACGATCGCCAAATGGACTGCGGTCGGAGCTGGCCTGCTCGCTGGCCTATTCGCACTCGGTGGAGCTGCGGCCGTCGCCTCGGTGGCCATGACCGGCCTTGCTGCCATCGGTGGAGCGATTGCCACGGTATTCGGCCTGATCGTCAGTGTAATCACCGCCATCGTTTCTCCGATCGGTCTGGTGGTCGTCGGAGTCACCGCCGCCGCCGGCGCGTTCCTGTACTTCTCCGGAGTGGGGGGAGAGATGGTCAATTCCCTGGTCGCCAAGTTCAACGAGCTCAAATCGATTGTGCTGCCTGTGTTCGATGCGATTAAGACCGCTCTGATGTCTGGCCAGTGGCAAGCCGCTGGCCAAGTCGCCATGACCGGCTTGCAATTGGTCTTCCGGGTCGCCACTCGGGACCTGTATGCAGGCTGGTTGTCGATGACCACGAAGATTCAGAACGCTTGGACGGATCTGTCCTCGACGGTTTCCCAGGGTGCGGTTTCGTTTGTCGCTCACCTGATCAATGTCATGGCAGGAATCCCAACCGGAATCCAAACCGGATTTGGAACGGTCTTCACCTGGCTGCAAGGAACCTTTGACCAAACCGTCAATTTTATCGCCAAGAGGCTGCTTTACCTGTATTCTCTTTTCGACAAGTCAGTCGACTACGAGAAGGCCGCAAAGCAGATGGATACCGAAGCGAACAAGCGAGCCGACAATCGGCAACAGTCGCTCGACGATGCCAACGCGAAACGCAACGAGGATCTCCAACGAGCCAACCAAGGCCGACTCGGTGTCGCCAACCAGATGAACCGTGGTATCCAGTCCCAGGCCGATGCGACCAAGCAAGGACGAGACGACCGGAACAAGGAACTGCTGACCGGATTCGATTCGCAGATTGAGCAACTCCGAAAGGATCTCGCGGATCAAACCAAGTCGATCCAACAAACTGCCGACGAGCAAGCCAAGACCGCTGAGACTTCCAAGTTCGCACAGGAGAAGCCTGCTCCCGAAAGACCCAAGATTCCAACGGTCGAGCAAGTCAAATCGACCACTGCCACTCAGACTGCTGGGA